CCATGTTGACCTTGAGAACAGCCTACCTAACAGTGGCGACTTCTTGGATGCTATAAACGCAGATATAGCAGCCGTGCTACAGGTACCGCGAGTGGCCGCAGGACAGGAGAAGGGTAGCACATTCGCCGCTACCTTCAACGCTAATCTATGGGCCGTACAAGCAATTAGTCGAATGCACAGCATCCTTGCCTTCCATTGCAGAGAACTGTTCTCGATGCACCTAAAGTTACTAGGGATAGAACACAAGATGGCAGACCTACCTACTATCCGGTTTGATGCTATGGACAGCGAAACCCCACTAAATGTAATGCAAAGGGTGACTATGGGTTATGAGTCTGGTGTTCTTACGTTAAATCAGGCGTTAGATATTCTGAATTTACCAGAGGTGTCAAACGGAAATGAAAGAAAAGGTGGTGGTTCGTCTGATGTGGGAGCCTTACCGCGCGAAAACTCGCAACCGGGAGCAAATGATAATATTGAATAATCACTTGTTTTATCGAGAATACTATGAGCGGAGATGAGGAACAAAACATCATTCAGGAATTGAATGCGCGATTTCAAGAATTGCGAACCCTGATGATTACCATTGGGTCAGTTATTGCTATGCTACTAGCAGGGCTAAATGAAGTCGGCTTTATAAATTTTGCAGTAGATACTGTTGTTGATTGGGTCGAAGATGACCCCGACCTAAACCCATATCTTGGTGAGTGTGAGGAAGATTGGAGATTAATAACGGACCACTACATTATAGAAGACAATGCTTTATTTAGTGTACATCTTATGGATATACAGTGGTGCAACTCTGTCCACACTATTCACTATAATGTGACTATGGATGGTCAAACAGAAGGTGGAGAAAGTCAAGAATTTAGAAACGAGCATGAGTTTGTAGTCACAATATCAAATATTTCAGAAGGCACACATCGCGCATATGTAGAAGTTACTAATGGTTCTATAGCCTTGTTTGAAAGCCTAACCATTGACTTTGAGTATGATGAGTTTGAGATGGAAGATGCAGTATATGGTTGCACCAACGCTACGGCTTTAAACTATAATGAATCAGCAACTCACGATGATGGTTCTTGTGAGTATCCCGAAGAAGAGGAAGAAATAACAGAAGATTGCTACGCATACATATATGATGCAATTTCTTATTGGGCCGAAAACAATACTTCGGTCTACAACGAGTTTGATGTTGATTTCTCCTGTCAAGCCAACGTGACCTTTACAATGCAAGTAGAATTATTAGATAGTCGTAATAACTCACTACTTTACATGGAAGATAATTTTACTACATATCATATGGAGTGGGATACTAAATACTTGGATTTCTATGACATAGCAGAAAGGTATGAAGAATCTTATGGCGTAAATTTTAATCTGTACTATGATGGGGAGTTGTCGGATACACTATGGACTCAAATCATATAGTTCCTTTAGGTATAGTATTGATAGGCGCAATGAATTGGGGCTTTTCCATTTGGTGGGCCAACTGGTCTAACAAAAGACGAAAGAAGCATTAATAAATCACATGAGTCGTCGGGCTACCATGTCGTGCGGATGCGGTTGCGGTGGCGAGGTAGTAGCCTATGAAGATTGGGAAGAAGCAGATGTCATCGCAGCCGAATATCAAGGTAGAAAGGTTACTCTAAACAAACCTTTTCGCACACCCGGAGCAAACAAGAAGTTTGGCGTGTACACCAAGAATGACAGTGGCAACGTGGTCCTAGTAAGGTTTGGCGACCCTAACATGGAAATAAAGAGGGATGACCCACAAAGGAGAAAAAACTTCCGAAGCCGACATAATTGTGACAGTCCGGGTCCTAAATACAAGGCACGATACTGGTCTTGCAGACAATGGAGAGGTGGTACTAAAGTGGAAGCAGAAGAATGTGGATGTAACGATGTAATAGCAGATGAAAGAAGTACCCCTGCACCTAAGAAAGACAGGATAAAAGGCTCTCCTAAGAATAAGCCCGGTTCGGCCAAGCCCGGTGGTAAGGTCACTTTCTCCGAGGGCGTCACTAACTCACTTAAGACTAAGGTAAAAGAACACAACGCCAAGAGCGACAGAAAAGTCACGCTTGGTATGCTAAAGGCAGTTTATCGTAGGGGCGCAGGAGCGTACTCGACATCCCACAGGCCCGGTGTATCTAGAGCCGCATGGTCAATGGCTAGAGTCAACGCCTTCCTAAGACTTGTCAAAAGCGGCAAGCCTTCAAACCCCAAGTACAAGCAGGACAATGACTTGCTACCAAGCAGCCACCCAAGAAAAAGCAAGAAGGCTTCTATGGAAGATTGTGATGCTTGTGCAGATACCGCAGCCTGTTCAAAACACGGTTGTATGAAAGAAGCAAAGGAGCATGATGAAATGAAGAAGAAAATGAAAGTTTATGGAGAAAAAGATATATTTGACAATCCCGGTGATGCTATGGAAAGAGCAAAAGAAATGGGCTGTGGTGGCATACACTCTCATAAAGAAGGTGATAAGACAATCTTTATGCCATGCAAGACTCACGAAGAGTACATGTCTAAGAACGACGGCAAGGATGTCGATGAAGAGGCAGGGTACGGTAACAAGAAAAAGTACGCCAATGAATGCAAGCCCGGTGAGAAGATGATTGACGGAGAGTGCAAGCGCGTGTACGCGAGCATAGAACTAGATATGGATGAGGTAGAGGCCATAGTAGAAGCAAGCACAGGAGAGACAGTCATAGAGATAAGAGGTGTCGCATTTCACGAAGGTATGAACAAAAACAAGTGGGAATTGACTTTAGAAGGAGCAAAGCATGTAGTACAGCAAATGATTGGCTCAGATGTAACACTTAACCATCCTAAGCCAAACAGTGACGCAGCAGGATTTTCAAGAAACATGGAGGGTCTAGACGAGTCAACAGTTGGCGTAATAAAGTCGGCACAGTTGTATTCTACAGTAGCCGGTGGATACGAAGTTAGGTATGTAGCACACATAACAACGCCCGAAATGTTTGAAACTATGGAGTCCGGCATGTACCTGAGAGAAGATTACGGTGTTAGCATCGGCGGGTCCGGTATACCTGTTGCTGCAACTGAGGATGGTATTACCTTTGGAGAGGACTTTACCTTTGACCATTTGGCTCTAGTGTACCGTCCTGCGTATCAACGCGCTAATATAGAGTCAATTGAGAAAATTGAAAAGGAGCAGGAAGTTGAGGCAACCTTTATATCACACTCGGACTCTGCGGAGATTAGTAAGGATTTGGTGAATAACATGTCAGAAGAAATTGTAACCCCAGAAATCGACTACGAGGCTCAGATTGAGTCCCTCAAGGCCGACCTAGTTCTTGCTTCTTCCCGCGTTGCGGAGTTTGAGGCTATGGACGAGGCCCGCGCTGAGGACGCTCGCGCTTCTCTAGTAGAGAAGGCAACTGAGATAGGAATGTCCGGCCACGAAGATTTGCAAACAGAGACTCTTGAGAATCTGATTGCTTCGTGGGAGGCTTCCCACCCAGAGCCAACCGCAGTTGAGATGAAGCCCATAGATGAAAGCCCAGTAGAGATGGAGGCACCAGTTGTCGCATCCGAGGAAGAGAAGCCAGTTGTGGCAAACTACCTAAACGGTAGGCTAGTAGAGTCCGATGAGGAAATCTACGGTCGCGCATACAATGCTTGGGCAGGCGCATGGAACGGAACACTCGCAGGGGATGAAGGCAAGATGAGAGCCAAGACCTACGAAGAAATAAAGGAGATGATATAAAATGGATGCAAGTGGAGTAAAACCAATAAACATGGTGCTAAAGACAGGAACGACTATCAAGGGACCCGGTAAGATTATCGGAGTCTATGATACAGAAGGTGTTGACCTAGCAATAAACAACGAGATAGCAATAGGAGTGTCCGCAGGGGATTCCTCAAGAACCGCAGAAGGCGCTCTTGATACTGCTGCCGGAGCAACCGTAGCAGTTTACCCTCTTGGCGGTGTCCTGATGGTCCAGTCAAAGGCCGGCGACTCTTACAACCCCGGTACTCTTGTTTACGTGGATGCAGCCGGACTAGCAACCGTCACAAGCAGCAGCAGAAAACTCCTTGGAGTTTATGTTGGACCCGCAGGTGTGACAGGAGCAACTCTAGTAGCAAACGGAGCAGGTGATTCGGGAGCAAGCGAGGGAACAATGATAGCAGTAATGACGGCGGGGGCCGCAACAGCATAGGATGGTGATTAAGTATGGCAAAAGATACATTGGAACAAATACTAAACGTGGAAGCAGCAGCAGGACCCTTTTCAACGGGCGATGCAGTCTTGGAGCAGACTCTAAGAGACTTCATTCAACTGCAATCAACTACAATCGCAGTAGGAACGAACGTCGTCGGAGTGCGCTCCGTACCTTGGATGGACTTCAAG